CCGACAAAGAGCGTGTATTTCGGATCGACGCCAAGCACGACCTTGAGCCGGCCGCCGACCGTCGGCGGCGTCGCGTCGTCGACCGTGAGCGTGCACGTATTCGGGGCATCGTTGATGACGTCGTGCACTTGCAGCGAGCCGCGCCGGACCTGGAGCGGTGCGCCGTCGAGCGTGATCGTGAGCGTCTGATCCCGCGTGCGCTTGAGCCCGGCCTCGAGATAGTTGAGCCGAAAGGCGTTCAGGCGCCCGACGTTGAGGATCGCGTTCTTCGACGAGACGGCCATCAGACCCGCCGCGCCTGCGTCACCGAACGCATGAGCAGATCGCTCACCTTGCGCGCCAGGTTGCTCTCGGTGTCGACCAGGTTAAACGTGTTGGTGACGAGGGTGCCGCCGGCGGCCGCCGGGATCAGGCCGCCGCCCGCGGGCGCATACAACGCCGGCGCGCCCGCACCGACCAGGGCGCCGGGCCCGTCGCCGATCGCGTCCTGCATGGCGCCAAAGGCCGCCGCCGTGGCCGCCGTCGCGGCCTCGGCCGGCCGGACCATGAGCGCGCCCAGGCCGGCGAACTCCTCGCCGATCATGCTGACCATATCGGGCACGATCGAATTGCCGACGAGCGTGTTCTTGAGCGCGGCAAAGGCGCCCTGGACGCGCGCGACCAGGCCGACGACGCTGTTCACGACGGCCATAAACTTGTCGACGAGGTACGTTTTGATCCCGGTGTAGACGGCCGCGACGATCGCGGTGATGTTGTCCCAGTATTTGAAGGCGGCGTAAATCGCGCCGACGCCGAGGGCGATCAACCCAATCGGCCCCAGAAACGGCAGGAGCGCCGAGAAGGCGCCGACGAGCGCCGTGCCAATCAGCGGGATCAGCGGGCCGATCGCCGTGACCATCGTGCTGAAGGTGATCGCCAGCGGCGCGAGCGCGGTGCCCAGCCCGACGACGGCGATGATCCCGGTCTGCACGAAGTCCGGCAGCGACGAGAACGCCTCGAGCAGCGGCCCGAGCGCGTCGGCCAGGATGCCGCCGATCTTGCCTTTCAGATCGTCGAGCTTGTTTTGCAGGTTCGTCAGCTTGCCGGCGGTCGTGTCCATGTCCGCTTGCGCGGCGCCGCCAAATTTGCTGTTGAACAGATCCAGCATCTCGGCGGCGGATTTGCCTTTGAGGTCGACGTCCGAGAAGGTTTGTTTCAGGGTGCCGAGCTTCTCGCCGCCCGACGCGATCGCCTTCGACATTTTGATCGCGGCTTCCTCGATCCCGATGCCGAGCGCGGCCGCCATGTTCGCGGCGGCCTCGATCGCCGGCTGCATTTGCTCCGGCCCGATCTTGCCGATCTGGGTAAAGGCGGTTTGCGCGGCGATGATCGCGTCGTCGCTGTACCGGGTGGTCTGCTGGAACTGCGACGCCATGGCGGCGTACTGGCTGATGACCTCGGTTGACGCCGTGCCCTGGTTCCGGAGCGCGGTCGTGAGGCGCTGCGTCGCGGCTTCCTCCTCCGCGAACGCGCCGATGTAGTCCTTGGCGACGACGCCGACCTGGCGGCCGAATTCCCCGATCGCCGCTGCGGCGATATGCGCCTGCTGCTCGACGTTGAACCCGATCCCCTCGGCCCCGCCCTTGACGTCGTCGAGCGCGGCCTTCGCGCCCTCGGCCGCGGCCGTGAACAGCGAGAAGTCGGCCGTAAATTGCGCGGTGATGGGCATTAGGTCCGATCCCGTTCCCGGTTCAATTCCTCAACGAGTACCGCATACACATCCACGTCGAGCGCTTCGACCCACTCGTATCGCCAGCCGCACGCGCGGGCAATGTTCAAGGTGCTGACGATGCGCGCGCGCTGGCGCGGGCTTTTTTTTCCTGCCGTGTCGCGGCGTCGTGCGTCGTGATCGCATTCATGATCTCGACGAGCGACTCGAAGTCGAGCATCCGCAGCGCGGCTTCCTTCTCCGCGGCCGTCCCGCCGGCGATCGGGATGACCGCGCCGTCGAGATCGGTGATCGACCAGTCGAGCAGATACGCCGTGACGATGCCGATCCCGACGCGCGCCGGCGACAGGTGCGTGAGTGCGCCCGGGGCGGTGATGTCCACGTCGGGCGCCGCCCGTTCGAACAGGTCGAGCGTCTCGCCGGCGTTGAGCCGGTGTTTCACGATCAGGTAATCGCCGTCTGAGAGCGCGAGCCGGGTACTGCCGGGTGCGACCAGGCGCGACGAGGTCAGTGTCTCCATTTAGCTTTCCGGCGGCCCGAGTGCGGCCGTCAACGAGGGCGCGGCGAGCGTCACGCTCAGGACAGGCCAGCAGAAGTACCCGCCCTTGCGTGGCGCCGTGAACTTCAAATCGCGTTGGCGGAGCTGGAACGCGTCGGCCCGGGTGACCTGGGCCGACAGCGTCCACGTATTTTCCGGCGTGCGGGCGATCGTCCAGGACCGGCACACGGCCGCCGTGTGGTACCCCCAGACGATCGTCGCCTCGAGGCCGCGCAGCGTGACCTCCCCGTTGAACATCGGGTTAGGCGTGCGTCCCGACGGCCCAGGCCGTGCCGTTCCAGTTCGCGCGCGTGCCGTCGCCCAGCTGGATGTACTGCCCCGTCGTCCAGTTCGTGGCCGGCGACGCCGTGACGCCCGACAGCGCCGCGAAGTTTTGCGGCGGCGTCGCGCCGGCCGGCGTGAAGGTACCGGTCCCGGTACCCGGCCCGGCGCCCGTCGCCAGCACCTGCCCGGGCACGCTCCACGGTCCCGCCGCTTTGAAGTCGGCCGAGACTTTCGGTGCGTCGAGGGAGCAATCGATGTCGGCGCCCATGTAGGCGAGCCCCTGCCAGAAAAACGCGCTCTCGGTGGTGTTCGGCATGAGCTGCAGCGTCCCCGGCGTCGGCGACATCGCGGCTTTGAAGAGCGCGAGTTCCGCGCTGTTCCAGAACCCTTCAAAGGTGCCGGAGATGTCCATCAGGCCCGGGATGTACACCCGGTTCGTATCGCCGAAACACGAGACGTCTTCGTACTCGTTCTTAAAGCTGCCCTTCCAGGCGTTGATCGAGACGATCTGGACGAGCGCCGAGCCGCCCAGCGGATCCCAACTGACTTTGCCGTACCGGCCGGTCTTGATCGACATGGTGACTCCCCTGTTAGGCGGCGGTTTCTTCGCGGCTCACGCGCGCCGCGCCGTGCGCGTACAGCCGGGCGACGACGGCGTCGATCGCCGCGCGGCGATGCGCCTGGGCAATCGGATCGAAGGTCGGCCGCGCCGGCATCCGGCCGCGATTCGCGCCGGCTTTGTTCGTCCGGTCCTTCGTGCCCTTCTCGTAGATCCAGCCATGCGGCGCGGTCTGCACGAGCGCGCCGCCCGCGAGCAGGATGCCGCGCGCCGGCCGGATCACCAGCCCCGCCCTGAGGTGACCCGTGTGGACCGGATAGGCCGCGGCGATCGCTTTCTTCGCGGCTTCGGCGCTCGCGGTCATGATTGCGTTCGCCTCGTCGGTGAGCTTGGCGTCGAGCACCTGGAGCTCCTGCATGAAGCTATCGAGGCCGGTCCAGGTGACGGCGCCGAGGCGGCCCCACGCCATTACGTAAAGACCTCCCGGCAGGCCAGCACGAGCTCGACGTCGCGCTCCTCGCGGTTCACGACCGAGTCCACCTGGAAGATCCGCCCGTTGCCGAAGTGCACGCGGGTCGCCGTGTTGATGCCGGGATGAAACCGGCCCGTCAGCAGCACGCCCAGATCGGGGCCCAGGCTGTTCTGCGCACACCACCAATCCGGCGGCGAAAGCGGGAGATAGCCGTTTGAGCCGTTTGGCGTATCGAGCGTCACGAGGTGTCGCAAGGCGCCGGTGTTCATGCCAGGGTGGGATCGCGAAAGGGTGCGAGCAGGAGATCGACGGCCTCGAGCGCTTTGCGGAGTTGGGTCGCGCCTTCATCGCCGCCGCGGCGTTCATAGAGGGCGTCCAGCAGGATCAGGATCGTCGTGCGCACCTTCGGCGGGACGGTGAGCGCGGTCCAGGTCGCATCGGCGGCCGGCCCGAGCTTCGCGATGATCTGGTCCTGCGCCGCGGCGAGCTTCTGGGTGATGTCGGCGTCGGACGCGGTGTCGGTGATGTGGAGGTGCACCTTCGCCTCGGCGAGCGAGACGAGTTGCGCGGCGACGACGACGTGCGAGAAGTCGAGCGCCATTTACGTCGCCAGGTCGCCGACCGTCGCGGCGACCTCCTCCTCGGTGGGCGCTGGCGACGCCGCGGCGGGTGCCGGCGACGGCGTGGCAAAGGGCGCCGCCGCGTCGCGCTCCGCGAGCGCCGCCAGGCTGAACATCTGCTGTTGCAGGTACGGCGTGTCGCCGCCCGCGACCGGGCCCAGGTTGTAGAACTTGCGGCGCACTTCGTTCGGCGTGAGGCCGGCCGTGATGCCCTCCTTCGCCGCGGTCGTGCGCGTCGCGGTATCCATCCAGATCAACGCGTCGAGGTCGAACTCGGTGCCGTAGGGCGCCGGCAGGTCGAGCCCCGCGTCGAGCGCGGCCTCGAGGCTGACCATGTGGACCTGCAGGCACTGCGCGTGGTACTGCAGCTGCGTGGCTTCACTGTTCGCGTACGGCGGCTGCTGCGTCGAGTCGACCATCGACACGGGCACGCCGAAACAGCCGGCGATCGTCGCGACGGTGTGATCGAGCTGTTCGGTGAGTTGGGAATCGACGGCGCTCGTGCCGATGTCCTGGTACTTCATGCCGTAACCGACAACGGCGGTCTTGCCCGGGCCGAGCGCGTGCCAGGCGGCCGACAGGCGCTCGGCGGTCTTCGGATCGATCTCGGTCGGCGCGACGAGCAAGCCACTCGGCCGGCCGCCCTTGCTGAAGAACTCCGACGAGCTGCTCTGAATGTAGTTCGCCTCGAGCGCGGCGACGCCGCACGCGTAGAGCGGCGAGAGGCCGACGAGCGGATGGAAGGCGCAGTTCCAGCGGTCGTGAATGATCTCGCGCGCGGGCACGACGACCTGTTCACCAATCCCGGCCAGGTCGGACGCGTTGAGCTGGTAATACACCGCGCCGTCCGGGGACACGAGCGGCGTCACCTTCGCCGGATCGAGCACATACAGCGCGGTGACGACGCCGCGCCCGTCGCGCTCCTTCAGGACGTAGGTGTTGCCCCAGAGCAGTTTGCTGAGCATCCATTGCTCGAGACACTGCCCGATCGTCTGGTACCGGTTGGGCGTGTGGAGCACCGGCGAAAACGCCGCGCTCGTGGTCTCGGTCCAGATGCCGAACCGATCGACGGCCACGAGCCGCAGCGGCGTTTTGCTGATGTCGCCGGCAATGAGCGAGACGCACCGGAAGACGGTGGGATTGCTCAGCCCGGTCTCGAGCGTGATCGGCTCCGCGTTGAGTTGCCAGGCGCCCGTGTACGGTTCGCGGACCACGGGCATCCAGGCCCGGCCGGAGACCGGCGCGAGCATCGCGGCGAGCCGCGACCGGACCGTGGTGAGCACGCCCACGTGGTTACTCGACCGCGGGCGCGTCGGCCATCAGGCCCGCCGGCGCCGGGTAGGCCGCGGCGGTCAGGTACTTGACGGCGTTCGCGTTCGCCTTCTTCCAGGTGATGAACCGTTCGGCGCGCAGGGCGACGGTGTTCATCTGGAACATGGATACGTACACGGTGGTCGCGGCGACCGGGGAATCGGGCGCGCTGTCCATCTGCAGCGACGCTTCGGTGCTGGCGTCGATCGTCACGCCGCCATCGTCCGCGAACAGGATCAGCGCCGGTTGCAGCGCAATCACGAGGCTGCCGACCGTCTGACTGGTGATGAAGCGCAGGCCCTTGAACGAGCCGCCATCGATCCCGATGCCCGGGAACACGGGTGAGCCGTCGGTGTTGGTCTTGAACGACAGCGCCAGGGCATTGGTCGGCGACATCAGGAACGTCACGCCGCCGACGCTGATGTTGTTGTTCACGAAGTGCTGAATCAGGCCGAGGATGTCGGCCAGCGGATTGGTCGTGGCGGCGGCGGTCGGCGCGCCGTTGGTGATGGAGGCCGGCGAGATGCCCGCGACGGCGGCGACGGCCGGATTGACGAACTGCCCATCGAGAAAGGCCTTGATGCCGGCGACCATTTCGCGGCGCACGACGTCTTCCGCGTTCGGGCTCGACAGCTTGATCAGTTCCTGCGTCAGCACGATGATGCCGGCGACCTTCGCCCAGTCGAGCGTCACGCTGCCAAGCGTCAGCGACGTGAGCGGCTTCGGCTTCATCTCACCGACCCAGTTGTACGTGCCGCCGCCGGTCTGCTGCGGGATTTTCGTGTTGAACGGCACTTTGTACAGGTTGCCGATCTGGTCGATGATCGTCGCCGCGCGCATCAACTCGATAAAGTCGTTCGCGATGCGCGGCTGTACCAGCGGGCCGGCCCACACGGCATCAGTCGCGGTCCCGGGTGCGACGGCGGCCTTGAGCGACAGCAGCACTTCCGGCGTGTCGGCCCAGTCGGTGCGGCGCGCGGCGTAGGTGGTGGGTTCGATGCCTTCGTTCCGCGCCGCGATGCGGGCGCAGACCGAGCGGACCCACGCGGTGCCGGGCGGCAGATTCGACTTGACCGTGATGTAGGGCGCGGCGATCCGCGACGGGCTCGCCGGGACGGCGGTCGCGGTCGCAATGAGTTGCTGTTCGGTGTCCTTCCAGCGGCCGATCTGCTGCTCGAGGCTTTTGGCTTCGAGGCTCCACCCGTCATGCTGCTGCTGCTCCGCCGCCGTCAGGTCGCGGCCCTCATTCGAGGCCGTGGTCATGCCGTTGAGCATGCTCTGCGCGAGGAGGCTGCGCTTCGACTCGAGGCCCTGGATCCGTTCGTTGATAGTCGGGTTCATACGTGACTCCTGCGCCAGCGATTTGACCAGCAGAATGCTGGCGCTGGCATTGGCGGGAATGGTGACCAGGGACAGTTCGCAGATTTCGGATTTGGTGATGCGGCGGGTACCCGCCTTGAGATATTCGACGCCGCCCTCGAGCATCCGGAAGCCGATCGAGACGCCCGTGATCACGCCGGCCTTGATGGAGTGCCACGCGTCGTCCGTGCGCGTCTTGAACGCGCCGGGCTCGTCGACCGTCGGGATCGTCGCTTCGAAGGTGATGCCGGCCGGCGTCGCGGTCAGCGTGACGCGGCCGATGGGCGATTTGGGGTCGTGGTGGTACAGGAGCGGGATCGGATTGCGGAAGGTGGCGCCCGCCGGATCGATGCTGTCGCCCTGGCGATCGAGCTCCGGCGTCGACGCAATCCCGCTGAAGGTGCGGCGCTCGTCCTGGAGGCTTTTGATTTCGAGTAAGGCGTACGCGCGGTCGAGCACGGGTGCGCTCGACTATCCGGCCGCGGCCGGCCGCCGGAGGTTTTGTCGGAGAAAAACTAGAGCTTGAGTTTCAGCAGATCGCGCACGAGCGCCGCGACGGTGCGATCGTGTTTCAGCGCCAGGCGTACGAGCCGGTCGTAGTCGGAATTCCTGACGTAGGTGCTCAGGCGCGTCCCGGGCTCGTCGACCTTCGGCCGGCCGCCTTTGCGCGGGTCACGCGTCGGCGGATCCGTCATCCCATGACCAGGATCGCGTACTGCGGCGTCGCCGCCTGGGCCCGGAGCCAGCCGCCGATCGCGTTGCACAGCGCGTCGATCGCGTCGATCTTGTTCGGCGACATCTTCGCGTCTTTCTGCGGGAGCAACGAGTCATCGATCCCGCGGCGCACGACGACATTCGACGCCTGCCAGCGCAGGCAGCTATTCCCGTCGTGCCGAAACCGGCCGCGCGTGACCCGCGACTCGAGCTCGCGCGCCGGCGCCGTGACCGTTTTCGGGTTCTTCGGTTCGGTGCGCGCCGGGTACCCGGCGTTGAACAGGTTCCCCACCAGTTGCGCCGAGCCGAACTGGTCAAAACAAATGTCCTTGACCTGGAACTGCGTACACGCCGCGCGCAAGTCGGCCTCGATCCGGCTGTAGTCGATGTAATCGCCCTCGGTCAGCACGAGCTCGCCGCGCTCCTGCCAGATCCGGTACTCCGGCACGGCGCGCGCGCGCTCCGCGACGACCAGCGCCGGCAGATAGCAGCGGACAAACGCCACGAGCCGCGCGTCGCGTTCGAACACGTACGCCACGGCCGCGAGATCGTCGCGCTGCGCCAGGTCGCCGCCAATCCAGCACGGCGCGCCGACAAACGACTCGATCCGCAGCGTCGGGTCCGCGCACGCGTCCCAGTGCTGCATCGAGAGCCACGCCGATCCGGCGTTGGCCCACTCCGAGCAGCACTTCACGCGGAACTCGGCTTCCATGCCCGGCGTTTGCTGCGCGTCGACGCAGTACTGCCGCATCCAGTCGAGCGACGGCGTCACGCCCAGCATCGGGTTCGCCTTGACCCAGACGTGCTCGTCGCGCCAATCGTCGCCGGCGTCGAGCGTGTAAATCAGCCCCAGCAGGTGCTCGGCCTCGAGCACGCCGTCGAGCACTTTGCACAGTGTCGTCCGCAGCGCGTAGCCGATGGACAGCTGGTTGTACCCGGCCGTCGTCGGACACAGCAGCAACGGATTGCGGCGGGCGCCCTGCGCCGATTTCAGCACGTCGTGCAGCTCGAAGGTTTGCGCGTGCGACTCGTCGAGCACGATACACGAGGGATTCAGCCCGTCCTGCGTCGACGCCTTCGCGTTGATCGGCCGCATCGTCCCGATCGTGTTCGCGCCGTCCGGCATCAGGCAGATCGAGTGCACGAACGGCCGCAAGCCTTGCGCGCGCAACCAGGTCGACCGCGTGATCATCTGGTTGGCGATCGTGAACACGATGCGCGCCTGGGAGCCCGTCGTCGCGCCGCAGATGACCGTCGGCCCGGGCTCGTCCTCGTACAGCAGGTGATACAGCGCAATCGCCGCCATGAGCGTGGATTTCGCGCCTTTGCGGCCCAGTTCCCAGTACAGCGTCGTGAACCGCCGGCGTCCGCGGTCGCGGCGCATCCGCCAGCCAAACAAACACGCCAGCAGGAAGATTTGCGCCGGCTCGAGGCGGATCGTCGCCGTCGTCCAGCGCCCTTCGACGTGCGGCAACTGCTCGACAAACGCGCACACGGCCGTCGCCGCCGCGGGATCGAACACGAACGGAAACGCCGCATCGCCGGCCGCCGCCCGGTCCAGGTCGCGCAGCTGCCGCGCGCAGGCGAGCTTGACCCACTTGCACGCCGGAATTAGCTCGGCCGTGACATCGGCCGCGTACGCCCTCGCGAGCGCCGGGTAGTCCCTGCGTCGCGGCGGGGCCGGATCGGGCTCTGGGGGCGGTGGTGGGGCCGTCTCGGTGGCAAGCAGGCGGGTTGCCTTCGTGGTCCCTCGCCGGTCCTTTTCAGCTTTGGCGAGGCGTTGCATGCCACCTTCGTGGGATTGACACGGGTTTCAGGCTCCAAACCGCGTAAAAATTGCACCCGCACTTAGGTGGG